CAAGGTGGTCACCCTTGATGCGGTTGCCGATCTTATCAAGACCGATACGACGAACATCGAAGCGGATACGCAAAACATCCAATCTCGACTTCCTGCGGCTCTTGTTGCTGGTCGTATGTCCTCTGATGCTGTGGCGATAAGCGGGGTCACGGCGGCGGCTGACGGTGTGGAGGCTAACATTGCAAATCTGGATGCGACTGTTTCTACTCGGGCTACACCTGCCCAAGTCAACACGGAAGTGGTTGACGCTCTTACTATTGACACTCATGCGGAGCTTGGCGCGGCTCCTGCTGCCACGTCCTCGATCCTCGGAAAACTCACCTGGCTCTTCATGCTCGCAAAGAACAAGCGAACCGAAACGGCCACCCTTTCAACGCTCAGAAATGATGCAGACTCAGGAGACGTCTCAACGGCGGTCACAAGCGATGACACGGTCACCTTCACCAGAGCAGAGTGGTCCTAAAATCCTCTCTGAAGTTAAGTGGGTAGTGGAGGACATCGAAAAGTTCTCCTCTCTCGATCTCAGCAAAAGCAAGCAGGCAGCCATCATCTTGGAGGGGCAGCTTGCTAAGGTTCACCTCATTCTCAAAGCGATCCTGAATGGCAATTGATACAGCCAAGAAACGACGATCGGCCATGGGCTACTCCGGGGGATATATGCTCCCAGCTCCCGATGGCACGATCGATCAAGGAGACCGGCAATCGTTGGCGAATGTCTACAGTGGGATCCTCTCCGGGCTGCTGATAATCCTGGATCTTCCTTGTGGGTTCGCCATCACCCTACTGTCTGGGGACGTCGTGGCTCTTGTCACTCCGGACAGTGTGGAGGCAGTTTGCAACTGATAGGAGATCCATGGCACTCGCAGTAAACATTCCGCTCATCACCTACCGGGGAGATTCCCCCACCTTCACCTTCGTCCTCAAGGACTCCGCGGGGGTGGTGGTTGACATCACGGGCTACGTTTTCACGATGACGGTGGACACCCTGGAGGAGCCTCTGGACGTTACCGATCCGAGCGCCACGGAGGTATTCACCAACACGGGAACCAGCGCAACTCCGGCAAGCGGGGAGTGGACCCATCAGCCAACGGCCTTGAACACGGCACTGACGCCCGGGGAATATTTCTACGATGTTTCGGTGGCAGTGGGCACGCAAAAAATTACCCTGGTCAAGAGCGTTCTTGAAGTTCTCCAGGACATCGGAAAGGCTTAAACATGGCATTCCTTGAGGAAGACGGAACAGGGCTGGCGGCGGCTAACAGCTACGGCAGCGTGGCAGACTTCAAGACGTATCACAAAGATCGGGGGACAGCTCTCCCAGATGGTACACTTAGCAGCGGGATCGAAGACGCCCTGGTCAAGGCTACCGATTACGTCGATCGACGATGGAGGAACAGATTCATCGGGGTCCGAGACACGGAGACCCAGCGGCTACGGTGGCCGAGACGGCGGGCGCGATACCCTGATGGCCGGCTGATCGCGGAAGGGACTCTCCCAGCGGAGCTTCTGGAGACCATCTACGAATTCGGGTTCATTGCCCTGACGACTCCCCTTAGTACCGTCCCAACGGTGGACGCCTCTGGGGCCCTGATCCAGGAGACCCGTATCAAGGTCGGGCCGATCGAAACGGAGACCATATTCTCCCAGGGCGCGGGGAAGGTCGACTTCCGGAGCTATCCGGAGATCGAAGCTCTCCTGGTGGAGATCATCCATCCCGGGGCGGGGGCTATCCGATAATGTCACTGATTGACGATGCAGCTTTAGCAGAGACGGCCAAGGAAATCATCCTGGGGACCGGTCGGACTGTGACGTTCGTCCGCTTTTCCGAGGAGGTTGACGACACGGCTAAACCCTGGCGGGGGACGACTGCGGCGCGGTCTACTCCTGCCGAAACCCTGGAGACGGCTGCAACTTTCGTGCCGCCTACGGGGGCAGGCCTTGGACTGAAAACGCTCGATGCTGAGTGGGTGAAACGAAGCCAGCAGATTTGTTTAGTGGCTCCCGGGACCTCAGAAACCGCGGATCTTTCTACCTTCGATGAATTGCTCGACGGCGTCACGAGGTGGAAAATCACGGGGGTTGAGACCCTAAAGCCACAAAATGTGGTGCTCCTGTATTTCGTGGGGGTGAAGCGATGAGCCTCACCATCGCACAGGCGCGGGACGAGATGTTCACCCTGGTCCGGACGGCCTGGGTGGCCAACTCAGGAGGGGTTCCCCTCCGCTTTTGGGATACGAAGGACGTTATCCCTGGACCTTCTAACTCCTCTTGGGCAGATCTCCGGGCGCAGTGGACCATCGGAAATCAAAATGGTTTCGGATTATCCTTGCGGAAATACACCAGAGAGGGTATACTTACGCTTCGGGTTTTTACGCCGTTCGGGGACGGTCTAACGGAGAATGATTCCTTGACCCAGGTCGCTCTTAACGCCCTGGAGGGAGTGGACACCGCTAATGGTGTCTGGTTTCGAAGGGTTCGTGTTAACCATATCGGCCAAGATGGGGAGTGGTTTCAGACCAACATCCTGGCAGACTTTTTCTATGAAGAGGTAAAATAATGGCACTGGTAACGAGCATTTCCAGCAATGCTACCGGCCTGCGGATCGCGGAAGAAACTACGCCTAAGGTGCTTCCAGGTTCTCCCGATTGGGATACGGCAGAGCCGAATAGCTATAATGATTTCGGGGCGCAGATCGGAACGACTGCCCGAACGCCCATCGATCCCTCCAGGCAGCGCAAGAAGGGGGTCACGACCTCTCTCCAGGCTTCGGGTGGGTACAACTCGGACATCACTCAGGAGAACCTTCAGCGGCAACTCCAGGGGTTCCTCTACGCTGACCTTCGAACGAAGAGCGAAGAGCTGGTGACTGCGGTCACCCTGACTACGACCTACACGGTCGCGGCTAACGGAGCTGATTATACCACGGCAACCCTCCTGTTCGGAAAGAATTTCGACGACGCGGAGAATAACGGCCTGAAGACGGTCGCCTCCTCGACGGCCACCACGGTTGTGGTGAACGAGACTTTGGTCAACGACGCGGGGCCCAATGCGCGGGCGCAGATTTCGAGGGTTGGGGTTGTCAGTGCTGCGGGGGACGTTGACGTTGATGTCTCTGGCACGTTTCCTGCTCTCACCTCGACGGCATTGGATTTCACGGATCTCGGTGTCCTCCCAGGTGAGTTCATCTTCATCGGTGGAGACGTCTCTGGTGCTGCGGGGGATCAGTTCCTCAACGCGGAGAACAACGGGTTCAAGAGGGTCAAGTCTGTTACGGCTACGGTTCTCACCCTGGATAAGTCTGATTCTGATATGGTCACCGAGGCCAACACGGCGGAGACTGTCCACATCTACATCGGCCGGGTCCTGAAGAACGAGTCGGATCCGACTCTCCAGGTGACGCGGACCTACACTCTGGAGCGTACTCTGGGTGCTCCTGACGACGCTTCTCCGGCAGCGATCCAGGCGGACGGCCTGGAGGGTGCCTACGCTAACGAGTTCACCTTTAACCTCGCTCCTGAAGGCAAGGTGACGGTTGACTTGGGCTATGTCGCTCTGGATGGGATCACCGTTACCGGCGCTGCGGCTCTTCCCTCAGCAAGTGGTACGATCTTCCCGATCGCGGAAGCTACTGCATTCAACACCTCCTCGGACTTCAGCAGGATTCGCCTGGCAAAGGTGGATTCCACCGATGAGGCTCCGGTTCCTCTCCTTTCGTTCATCGAGGAAATCACTCTGACGATCAACAATAACGTTGTCCCGAATCCGGCTTTGTCCGTTCTCGGTGCTGCGGTTGTTTCGGTTGGCAACTTCGAAGTGGGCGGTCAGATGACTGGGTTCTTCCAGAACACGATCGCCACCACGGCCATCAGGGACAATGATAACCTAACCCTTGACTATGCTCTTGTCAAGGAGAATTCTGGGATTGTGGTCGATCTTCCTCTTCTCTCCTTGGGCGAAGGACGCCCAACGGTTGAGCAGAACGTTCCCGTCAAGCTCCCCCTCTCCAATGAGGCTGCCAGCGGCGCGCTGGTTGACGCGAACTACAACCACACTCTCTTCATGGTCTTTTTCGATTATCTGCCAACTGCGGCAGAGTAACACTTTTCGGAGGATAGGATAGATGTCTCTGTACGATCAATTCGGTATGGATCACGATGTGGAGGTCGGTGGGGTTCTCATCGACTACGGGCGCGATGGCCGGATCCGGGTGGCACGCGCCGGGGGTTCTAACGATCGGTTCATCAAGGCTTTGGATGCTTTCCAGAGCAAGTATGAGCGGCAGATCAACTTCAAGATGCTGGATGACGAGGTTGCCGAGCGGGAGCTGAGCAAGATCTATGCCATGACCATCATCACGGGGTGGGAAAGTGGTCCGGACGAGAATCCCATTCAGGGGATCATCCCGGGACCGGACGGCAAGGATCTGAAGTTCAACGTCAAGAACGCAACCAAACTCCTCCGGGATCTTCCGGATCTCTTCTCTGACATTCGTACACAATCCACGAAGCTGGACCTCTTCAAGAAGATGAAGATCGACCGGGACGTGGGAAACTCAGCGACGTCCTTGACTACTGGCTAATCTGGGGGGAAAGAGAGCCGAGACTAATAAAGCAATTCAAGGCGGGGCAGCTGAAGGAACTACCTCCGGCAGTCCTGGACTCTCCTTCCTTGTTGCCTGGTCTGGAATTATACTGGACCGCTTATTCTCGGCTCTCTACCTGTCGGACTTCAGGGTTCGGGGCTATGGGATCGATCCCATGGACAGCTATCGACCGGTATGCTGTACGTCATGAATTTAGCGGTCGGCAATACGAGACACTTCTCAGAGCCTGCGCCGAGATGGATGAGCGGATGCGGGAGTGGAACAAGAATCAGAAAGACACGTAAGTGGCCACCAGCCTAAGCTTAGCAGAGTTCTCAAGACGGATGACCTTCAGGGCCCTCCAACTTCGTGGACGAAGCTCAGCGAACATCAAGAAGGCTGTGGCAAGGGCTACCCAGGTCGCGGTCTTCGCTACCAGGGTCGACACGGGGCGGGCCCGCGGCGGGTGGGTGATTACCCTTGGGGAGCCTCCTACCGGAGAATCGAAAACACCAGAGGATCAGGGTGGGGGCACTACCCTCCTGGCGGCGGAGCAGAAGCTTAGAAATTTCAGTCCAATTTTCGGGGGAATTATTTCCCTTTCCAACAACGTGGAATATATCTTATTCCTCGATCAGGGAACCAGTTTTACACCTGCGGACAATATGGTGGCACAAGCTACGCAGGCGGCTATTGCCTTTCTCCGAGAAGCGAAATACCTGGGGGTTTAAGTGGCGACTGAAAACGTAGTAATCAGATTCCGTGCGGATGGCACGAGGGTTGTAGAGGGGGGAATAGCTCGCATCGGAACCAAGGCCCAGGCGGCTGGTTCAGCGGTTAGGTTCCTTACAAGGTCTCTCGCATTCGTGGGGGTGGGGGCTGCGGTTCGTGGCGTGGTAGGGACCCTCGCAGAATTCGAGCAGCAGATCTCCACGGTCAAGGGGATCACGGGGGCGACGGACGCGCAGTTCAAGCAGCTCCGGGACACGGCCAAGGATCTTGGAGCTACCACGAGATTTTCCGCCACCCAGGCGGCGGAGGGTTTGCAGTTCCTGGCACGCGCCGGGTTTAGCGTGGAAGAATCCATTGAATCGGTGGATGACGTTCTACTCCTTGCCCAAGCGGGGGCGCTGGATCTCGGCCGAGCGGCGGACATCGCATCCAACATTCTCGCGGGTTTCCGGCTGGAGACCAGCGAAGCGGGGCGGGTGGTGGACGTCCTGGCCAAGGCGGCAAACTCAGCTAACACGGACGTGGAACAGCTGGGGGACGCCATGAAGTTCGTGGCACCTGTCGCGGCAGCGGCGGGGATCTCTCTTGAGGACGCGGCGGCAGCGGTCGGGGTCCTGTCAGATGCAGGCCTCCAGGCGAGCCTGGCAGGTACTGGGTTGCGTCAATCGATCATCAAGCTGTCTGCGCCTACGGATAAGGCCCGGGCTGCTATAGAGTCCCTGGGGCTGTCTGTGGACGACGTGAATGCCTCCACGGTGGGACTGGGTCAGGCTTTCGCAGTTCTTGGGGAGGCGGGACTGGATCTCGATCGAGCGGTTGAGATCTTCGACGTCCGGACGGCATCGGCAGCTCTGGCTCTCTCCGGAGCCGGGGACGCGGCTGTCAAGGCTGCGGAAGGTCTGCGGCAGGCAGAGGGGACCGCTAAAGATATCGCGGCGGTCATGGATGACAACCTCAACGGGGCCCTCCTGTCTGTGAAGAGCGCCTTCGAAGCGGTAACCCTGGCGATGGGGGAGCTGGGGGCTACCAGTTTTCTGACGGGTCTTTTCCGGGATCTGGCCGATACGCTTCGGAACCTGGCCAAGAACCTGGACGATGCGGCCCGTTTCTCCCTGGGTGCCCTATTCATCCCTGCCGTCATCAAGGCCCAGAAGGTCATTGTGGGGCTGGGGGCGGCTCTCTCTGCCAATCCGGTTGGCCTTCTCCTGACTGCCCTGTCTGCATCGATCGGACTTCTGGCCCTGTTCAAGGATGAAATCCTGCTGTCATCGGACGGCCTGACTACCTTGGGCGATGTCGCTACAGCGGTCGGGGGTCTCCTGGCGGACACGTTCACAGCTGTGACGGGATCTATCACGGACTTTTTCACCCCTGCGCTCAATACCCTGTCGGATGACTTTGGGGGTCTGGGTGTGGTTGCCCTGGAGGTCTTCCGAACGATCGCCAGAGGTTTCGACTTCATGACCATTCCGATCCGGACGGTCACAACGTTGGTGGCTATTGGCCTCTCTCAGAGCTTCAACGTTGGAGCTGAAACTGCCATCAACATGACCAACACGATCATCGATGCGTTTAATTCGGTGGCCCGGTTCGTGTCTCAAGTTCTCCGCGGGATCGCAACGGAGACGGCCAAGGTCGCGGCGGGGGTCGGGGGACTTGTGGGAGTCAACACTGACGCCCTGGCCGATTTGGCAGGGTCGATCTCGATCGGGGACATCAGCAACGTGGAAAACCAGTTCGAGGGAGCTGGGAAAATGCTAATCGAATCCTTAAAGATCGGGTTCGACAAGGCCATCAACGATACGCCTTTCGAGGATAGTCTTAACGCTATCACTGGAGGGGAGGGGTTCCTGGCTGGTATCCAGAGCCGGATCGATCTCGCAAGAGAGGAGCGCCTGGCGGGGAACCAGAATAGGGAAATATCAAACCGCAAGCCCACCGTGAAAGA